CACGCTAATTATGTAGAAAGACTACGTGATAGTGGTGTGACATACTCTTGGTCATGTGAACCTGTATACGGTACATATGCTGGAGAAAAAAGAATAGTAGGAGCTAAAGGTACTATAACCATAGAAAATATGGGTAGTTACGATGGATTCGGAGATGTTGATACCTTTAAGCTTGGCAATGCTAAGTTTAATGACGGTAACAACTTAAAAGACGCAGAATCTGACGCGTTCAAGCGTGCATGTATGAGGTTCGGCCTGGGTGTAGAACTATGGTCTGGTAGTAAACAGACTGAAGAAGAAGCTTCATCCTATGCACCTGATGGTTATACACAGGAGCAAGCAGACAAAGATGCCATGGTAGAAGTTACCAAGGTAGACATGCGTAAAAAAGAAAACAAAATATCTAAAGATGATAAGCAAGCACATACTGCAATCATGGATAGTATTTTAAATACAACAGAAGGAGAATAACTATGGAAACATATACAGTAGGTCAAGTATTAGATACTTTACCTACACCAGCAAGACATAAAACAATTAATCGTAATTTATTTGTAGAAGAATACAAAGATAAATTAGATGCTGTACCTAATCAATGGATAGTAATAGATACTGTTGATTTGACTAATATAACATTAGTAAGTCCAGAATATAAAAGAGCAATTGGTAAATATTACCACAGACGTAAAAACTGGGCTCTAAAATTTACTGATTATGAATTTCGGTGTATAAGAACAAAAACACAATTCATTATGCTTGGTAAAAGAGTTATTAATACTGTCTCAGCATGAGTCAAGATGTAACATTTATATCAGAAACTGTTAGTGCAATGACAGCTAACATAGATTCAAGAGAAACTCTAGTCAAAGTACTAGGTTCAGCAAATCAATATGCAGAACTTAAGAAGTATCCTAAAGACAAGACAATATGGACAGATGAACAACTACAGACATGGTTTAACTACATAGAAAAGTTAGCTAGTATGCCTACTGTTGTTACAGATGAGTCTTTTGAACAGATGTCAATAGAACAGAAGTTAGAGTCTGTTGGTATAGAAATAGAAAGTAAAGAGCCAGATGTACAACCAGCTGGTGACATGCTAGGAGGCGTAGTTAAAAAGATGGAACAACAAAATAAATACAGAGATGACCTTAAGTGTCCTTTCTGTCAACAAATGGTATATGACAATAGAAACAATAAAAAGTCAGACAAAAGTCCAGACTTTGTATGTAGTACCAATGACCCTGTTACCTGTGGTGGACACAGTGGTAAGTGGCGTAAGTCCTGGTGGGTAGATAATACAGATGTACCTGCAGAATGGAATTTAGATGGTGAAGTCAAGACAGCACAACCCAGTGCTGGAGATGACGTAGTACCTTTCTAATGAATAGAGCACAGAAAAGAGCTGTTAAGTCTAAAAAAAACGGCCAGTATCGTGGTCTTAGAAGAACTAATAAGAAAGGATAAATATGATACCAGATTATTTTAGAGGTAAGTTAGTACCAGATTATATACTTAACAAAACTCAGTTAGTAGAATGGGCATTATCAATGACATTAACAGAAAATGAATTTGAACCAATTACTAATTGGGAAATGGTTACAGAGCTAGGTAGTCATAGATTTGGAGGAATAATACATAACCTTCGTAAAAAAGGGTACAGTATAGTAACAGTAAGAGGACCTAAGAGAGGTTTTAGTATATACTATTGCACGAAACTACCTTCAAAAACTACAGTTAGCTAATGTTAGAGATAATAGTCGGGTGTTTATTTCCAATGTTTCTAACACCTGACTTATTATCAGACTATAAAGAATGCAGAGAAGTAAAAAACCAGGTTCAGTACGTAGAACAATGGCATAGTTTAATCTCTACATACTTTAAACCAGAAGATGTAATACAAGGAATGACTATTGTTTATTGCGAAAGCAAAGGTAAAGAAACAGCAGTAGGCCGTAATACAAATGGTACAACTGATGTAGGTTTATGGCAATTTAATGACAATACTTGGGCTTGGTTAAAACCTAAGCTTGGTATAATAAATGATAGAAAGAACCCTATAACGTCTACAAAAATAGCTGCTTGGTTAGTTTATAACGATGGTTGGCATCATTGGAATAGTAGCAAGCATTGTTGGAAAGGACATAATAATGAACTGTTGGAAGTTAATTTAAATGAAAACACAAATTAAAGACATTTATAATATGGTATGTATTGTATGTAATATTACATGTTATGTAACAATCTATCCTGATAATAAAGTATGCGATTCGTGTGCTGAGTTTATATTACAAGACATAGAGGAGCAAAAAAAACATGAAGAAAATTAAAACACCTAGCATAATTAATGTAAATATATTTACCCATCCACAATTTATGAAAACATGGGGTAAACAATTTGTAGATGCGTGTGGTAATACAGAAATGAATATTCCACCTGACTTAGGTAAGTTACGTTGGTTAATGGAAAAATTTGTTAAAGATTACAACAATCAATTAGGAGATTTAGGAGAAGAAGAATGAGTGATATATTAGTAGAAGACGCAGACGGTATAGTTCTTATCAATGAGTTAGAAAAACGTTTTGGATTTATGCCAATAATTGTTAAGAATGAAATCGGTAAAGAAGAAATCAAATGTTTAGTACCTAAGTTTACTGTAACAATTGACCCTATAAACGAGGAGGAATAATGAGTATAAATACAAGGTTTGCAAAATCAAAAGAGATTTATGTAGATACAAAATATGAAGACAGAATAGAATGGTATACAAAAGTAGATGCTTGGATAGAAAATGCAGAAAAGAAAACTATCTTTGGTGGTAAAAGATTCTTAGGACTTAATAAAAATGGTAATGAAGTATGGATAGGATACACATTAGATAGAGAAACTTTAGACTTAAAAGTATCTACAACACATAGCTTAGATTCATTACGTAATAATCAAGCACAATTAGCACAAAAACGTGTGACTGTTGGTTTGAATAAGACTGCACCTAGTGACCTTATGACAGGTTCATCTAAATTTGGAGTAGCTATAACAGAAAATACATTAGATTATTTACAAAAACTAATGGATTATGCTGACATGGGTATAGGTAAAGTAGAAGGTAAATGTAGTACACAGTTATTTATGTATATATCTAATGTTATTTATGAAGGTGATACAGAAATTAATAAAGGTGACTGTAGATGGAACGATATAACAAAAACATGGGACTTACCATCGGGAAGGTACTTTACAATATATGGATAAAAAAAATACATATACACCATTACCAAAAGGTATGACTATACAGCCAAGTAAAATAGATGGTTTAGGTTTGTTTACATTAAAAACTATTAAAGATTTAGAAACTTCTTTAGGTGTAACACATGTATGGTACGAAGAAGTAGGTACTGTGTTTCGTACACCTTTAGGTGGTTTTATAAATCATAGTGAAACACCTAACTGCGAAATTAAAAGATTCGATGGGACAGTAGTTAGTCACTTGTTTCCTATTAAAACTATAAAAACAGGAGAAGAAATTACACTTAAATATACTATGTACTCAGTTGATGGATAACATTGCACAGATAAGAGAAGAAGCCTTTACAAGAGCAGGAAACGTATGTGAATGGGCAAATTGTAGTAGTAGTAAATGGTTAGAGCTAGCACACCTTAAAGATATAGGTATGGGTGGTAATAAAGCTCGTAAATATAATGTAGATAATACATCTGTATTATGCAAATGGCATCATGACATATACGATGGTCGTCAATCTATGGGTACAAAGGTAGCTTATAGAGAATTATTAGAAGGTTATTTAGATAGACACTCAGGTGTTAGCTAGAGTATATGTGCGCTCTGTAACTTTGTTCCAACTGTTTCTTTTTTGCAGCATAAGATTTAAAACTGTAATGATAAGCTAATGATGTATTACCTAATTGAAATTGTGTAGAAGATTTATCTTTATACTCTGTAGCTCTTGCAGCTGATACATTAGCTTTGCTTAGTTCTTGATTTTTACGCATAAGTTTTTCACGTTCAGGCATGCCCTTCATATTAGGATTAGTTAGAGTTAATTTATCAGGCATATTAGTCATTAGTAATCTACACCATACTTACCAGGTTTTTTAACAGATAAATCTATATAACCTTTACCTGCTTTTCCTCTGTGAAATTCAGGATTATCTAATGCACGTTTAGTGCCTTTATAAACACCTTCAGCTACAGTTAATGCAACTGCACCAGGAGTAATTCCACCTAATAATTTACTTCCTTTAGCTACTGGAGTAGCAGCTGGCCCAAATTTAACAAGACCAGCACGTTTTATTTTACGGATATTACTAAGGTTAATAAATGTTGTTTTACCTCCTGAAGTAGTAGTTGTCCACATAGGTCCCTTTTTTACAATACTATTTGTAATTTTATTAGCTAATCTAGCTCCTCGTCTTGTATCTTTTGAATAATTAACAGGACCATCAGGGTGCATAGCATCCATAATTTCTTTAGCTATTTTTGCTTTTCTTTTAGAAACCATTACTTACCTAATTTCTTTTTAGCAAATTCTTTATAAACCATATTAATTTATCCTTTTTGGATTTTTATACATAGGAGCTCCACCGCTCCAAATTTTTCTATGTGTTTGACTATTTTGTTTGTTTACCCACTCACCATAGTCTTTATTGCCACCATCGCCACCTTCACTTCTTGGTCTACCTCCCATAAAATCTGAAGGATAAATTCTAGGAGAATTTATATCATCGCCTCTATCTCTAGACTTACCTTGATTTGCTACAGCCCAAGTATATGCATCTAAAGATTTAACATATACTTTAGAATCTTTAATTTGTTCTGCTACATATTCCCAACCACTAGGTATATCAGTCCCAGTTTTAGCGTGATTATTATATATTTTTGATTTACTATGTCCAAAAGGTTTTACCATTATTTACTTACCTAATTTTTTTTTGGCAAATTCTTTTATAACAACTAGAGCAGCTGATGCACCAGATAGTGCAGCTAACTGTAATACGTTAGCATCTACGCCTACTAGAGGAGCAACTGCTAAAGCACCTATAAATGCTTCTACAAAAGTCCAGCCAGTTTTTTCTAATATTGATTTG